CAGCGTTGGTAGTCTTAGGTCTAAGTGTTGCTGCTGTACAAACCACATCCTGAGATGGTCCTATTTTTTCAATAGCTGCACCCTCTGCTGCAGTACCATCGTGGGTGTGACCAGTACTAGCATTGAATGCTGACTGTATCTGATTGTACTCATCGTTGAAATCATCAGCATCAATAACACTACCTGTAGCGATGTTAGCTGCTGCTTGTCTTGTATAACCTGCCATTGTTACTGCCTATCATGTTGACTATACTCAAGCACTGCTGTGTCAAGAGTAAAGGTTGGGTTTGTTGAATTATCTGTAATACGCATTGCCACTGTTTTAAATGATCCCACTAAGTTTTGTTTGTATATTTTATCTAACACACCACCATAGGTAACACCTGAACCACCATACACAGAAGTAGATGCACCAAACAAACTAATACCACCACCTGCTGCTGCTGAAGAAACTGTTATAGCTGGAGGTTGTATAACACTTGGATCATTACCTGCATCAAAGTCTATTTTAAAGTTTACGCTTACATTCATAGTTCCTGTAGGATTTGCATACAGAGTTAGCTTGTACATAGTTTTACGTATCTGAGGATCTGTGATAGGCATAAATGGTGATTCATATATTGACTCGATAGGTCCACCATCAAAAGAGTTACCTGAGTCCATCCTATAACAGAAGCCATCATCATTACCAAACATAATAGTTTCTGTTGCACCTGAATACGTACTGTCTGCTACGTTTACTTTTAGTCCTTTAGTAGTAGACCAAGCTATACCACTACCACCTTGAGCAATAAACTTAGTTGCTATCAACCCTGATGCACTAGCTGCTTGTACACTAGGTATATATGCAAACAACCTATACTGTGATTTACCTCTAACTAGTACAGAACAAAACACATCTGTCTGTGATATAAACTCGTTTGCATCTTTATATATAGGATCAGAAGCGATATCAAGAGCCAAGTCACCAATACGATCAGTAGCACTTAATAAACGTATACCATCAGGGGATAGGTATGCTACGTCACCACCAAATTCCTGTATGCTGTCTGGGTTAATACAACCTATTCTGTCTGTTATAGGTTCTAGTTTAAAATCAGATGAAGTATTACCTACAAGTTTCTTGATTGTATCTGTAGTAAATATGATAAGTTGTTCACGAAAGCCTATCATACCTGTGACATCATGTCCAACGTTTATTGTACCAGCGCCATTACTTGTAGCAAAATCATCTACTGTGTTAGGTGCTGTAAAAAATATCTTACTACCTTTAGAGTAAAAAGCGTGGTTTTTAAATACTACAACATTTTCTGCGCCTTGTACATCTGAGCTATTTGAGGATGTTAAAGATACTGTAGTATTACCACTAGCATTATATATGATAGGATAGCTTTTACTATCTACAAATATTGTTTTATCTTCTTGTGTAAAATTAAAAGATGCAAACCTGCATTTTAATGTATTAGTAGAAGAGCTTGTACCTATGTGTGACCAAGTAGTTCCTGTACCATGAAAGTATAATGTTTTATTTAATTGTGTAGAATGAAACGTACCAAATGTAAGAACAGTATTATCGGATATTGATTGGGCTGAGTCAAGCACAATACTGTTTTGATTTGTTAGTGACGATACTTTTACAGTGCCAGATATTCCTGAACCTGTAACAAACATTCCAGCTTTTATATTAGTAACAAAACTAAGTACAACATCATTTGCTAAAGATACTGCTGTATCCAGTACAATACTATTTTGACTTGTCACAGTCTTTACTGTTACATCACCAGAAATACCAGTACCAGTTACAAGCATACCTTTGGTGATAGTTCCAGTAAAACTTACACCAGTGCCAGCAACACTGACTCCTGTGACTGGACCTTCTGCTAAACCTGTACCAGCTATAGTGGCTGCTGTTATACCACCTGATCCATTTACTCCAGTTATTGTTATGGTTGCATCGTTAGCTGTAGTAGCACCATTTAACTGTGTTCCAACTACTTTTATTGTTTCACTGGCTGAATAACCTGAACCTGCTGCAGTAATAGCTACGGTATACGCAGTACCTGTTTTAGTAACATTAAATGTAGCGCTACTACCAGATCCACTATAACCTGACTGCGTTGGGTTTGTATATGTGACTGCACTAGAACCAACAGAAGTAACTGTGATAGTTGCGTTGTTTGCTGAAGTAGCGCCACCTAAGTTTGCACCAAGTACTGTTACTGTTTCGTTGACCTTGAAGCCTGTACCTGCTGCATTTATTGCTGCTGTGTATGTACCGTTTGTGTTTGTTACATTAAAGGTAGCACTTGCACCAGCTAGAGAAGTAGCACCTGTTACTGCTGTAAAAAGACGTACTTTATCTAAGGCAACTGTAGTTTTATTAGTGATAGCACCGTTCACTACGGATGTAGCTGTGTTATTATCTAGCGACACTGCTGTAGAATTAGATACTGCACCGTTTACTGTAGATGTAGCTGTTTGGTATTCTGTTATAGTAGCATTGTCCATCTTCCTAGCTGTGACAACTCTACCAGAAGATACAACCTTCATAGCAAGAACTTCACCACCACCGGGAACTTTTGTATTACTAAACTTGCTATAGCCTTTTAACTTACTGTAACCACCTTCTCTATCAGACTCAAAGTTCTGTAAGATAGTAGCTGAACCTACAGCGTTAATACCCTGTTGTAGTGGAGTAAGGTTGGAGATCAACCCACCCTTGAACTCCATAGGGAATGTAGTCCATTGTGTTGCCATTAGAAACTAACTCTTCTGTCTCTTATATATGGTGTTCTATTTATGTTTATTACACGTAAGTCTTTTATTTGTTTCTCAAACTTTTCTAAAGCTACACTTGCAGCTTGTGTGTCACCTCTAAACTGATAGGCATAATACATAGCACCATCTACTATCGCAAACCTATACTGCTGTGGTAGTGATGGCACATCTAAAGGGTTCTCTAAATCGTAACCCATTGAGTAATATTCATATACTATTGTGTAAGCCTTGTCAGGCACAGGGTGACATATTAGCTCCCTACTAGGTGTACGTACAATAAATTCAGGCACACCACGTATATCTGCACTTGTATTAAACTCATCATCTGCGTACTTCTCCAACCATTCCTCATATACCATTGACTTTAGTTTTACTGTTCCTGTACCAAGGCTGTCATCTCGCTTTATTCTAAACGAGTTCATGTTGATTGTCTTAGCATCTGTAGGATAGTAATACTTCATAGACCCTGCAGCTAGTACAAGATCAGACTGTACATGATTCCAAGGCCATTCAAATTCTTCTTGTTGAATATGTCTTATTGCAGAGTTAACAGCATCTTTAGCTATACTATAGTAACCAGTAGCTGCTGCAAAGTTTGTAGAAGTTAATGCTACTTCATTTAACCTGTGGTTTATGTCGTTAACTAAGCCAAGAAAATCATATGCCATTTATCTATTCCTAATCGGTAGTGTTACAGAACGTTCATACGTCAACCCCTGAGTCGTATTGATACGGCATGTAATATTATACCTTACATTATCTGTGCCACCACCAAAACGTGCAGTAGCTACGTTACCAGAAACAGTACCTGCAATAAACTGTAAGTTATTTACAATTTGTGCAGTTGATACTTGTGTCTTTGTTCCATCTGCAGCATCAATAAAAAATGTAGCCGATGCTATAGAGTCAGATCCTAGAAACCTAGACCAGTCAATACTAAAGTCTGCTGTTTCATCTGGATCTTTTTCAGGCCATTTGTAAGACATGTGTTATCCTTAGTTTAATATGTATACTACGTTATCTGTTCTAACTGGGCGAATAACTACGGTTCTGTTTTCAGCAGGTATGATAACTGTTCTATTACCTATAGTAGGTGCAATTATTGTTACTGTTCTATATCTACTGTAGTTAGCTGCAAAGTCATCAAACGGAAAGAGTACACCAATAGGGTCATCTAAGTTTTGAGCAAATGTAGCATTTATATCAGGTAGTGTAAAGAAAGCTAGACCTGTTATACTTGGTACTGCGTTAGCTAATACAGCAGCTACAGATGTTGGAGTAGTTGTAGCTTTACCTTGTGCCGTTAGTGAGATAGGTGTACCGCTAGTAGTGACACTATTACCCATAGCGTTGCCGTGTACAGTACAGTAGTATCTTAATCCTATTCCTGGTGCAGATAAGGGTACTGTAAATGTTACACTTGCACCAGCCTGACCAGGGGTTCCTGTACTTGTTACACCAGTTGTGTAACTGTTGTTACCACTCTTAAATGCTAGTGGGTGTCCAGCTACAGATGAATCACTAAGATCAAATGTATATGTTGTTCCTCTTACAAGTTGTATCGTTGGTGCAACGTTACCGTTTAGAACAAACTTGTTACCTCCAGCATTTACAACAAGTACAGTAAAAGTAGTGGTGCTGTCTACTGTAGTGATGGTATTGCCCATACCATTACCATGTACAGTACAGTAGTATCTGGCTGGTAGTGTACCTGAACTAGCAAGTACTAGAGTTACTGTAGCCCCTGATGATCCTGCTGTTCCTGAAGTGGTAACTCCTGTAGTGTAAGAATTACCAGATGCATCTTTGAATCTAAATGGGTGTCCACTGTTACTACTGTCACTTACATCAAAGACGTATGTTAGTCCTTTTGTTAATGTTAATTCAGCAGCTTCTACACCATCTATATAAAACTTGTTACCGCTTCCACTATTAGCTACAGTTACTGTGTAGTTGTTTCCTGTAGGCTGAACGTTATCACCGTAGACTGCACCAGAGATAGCAGTTTGTGATGGTAGGTTCTTATTAGCTAGTCCTCTTATGCTTGGTACGTTAGCTGTAAAGGTTCCTAGTAGTGAAGGGTGTGTAACGTTTGCCTTACCTGTAAGTGTCAGTGCAGCTATACTTGTGGTGCTTGATACGTTAGCAGTAGTTATATTTGCTTTTCCATCAATGTCAAGCGCAGCGTTGGTTAGTGTAGCAGAAACCCCTGTTAATGCTGGAAGATTTACACCCCCTGAAAACTGAGGAGGGTTTAGCGCAGAAGCTGCAGATACATCAGCAAGATCAACACCTATGGTGTACTTGGTAAGTTCTGCTGAGAGTGGTGTCTCTGCTACTGCTGCGAAGCCAAACATTAGTCGGCCTCTGCTATGGTGTTACCTTCTGCCACCCATTTCTGTATGGCTACGTAATGTCTATTTTTTGGGTCTAATGGTATATTCATTTTAACACTATCGATAGTTGCTTCAATACTTTTATGACCATTACCTAAAACAACATATTGAGCTGATTGAATGTTCATCTCTATAATTCCGAATCTAAGGTTAGATTAAGTGGAGAGCCTAAATATAAATCCAAATTAGCTCCACTTGCTTTATGATATATCTGCGTCCAATGCTCATTTCTTGCTGAAAGTCCTTTAGCAGTAGCAGCACCTCCCCAAGTTCCTTCATTAGACACAGTATATGTTACTGTCGGAGTCGCTCTCATATACACCGCATGGGATAAAGGCTGATAATTCCAAGCATTTGCAGCGTGAGCGCTACCTATTCCTAAACCAGTATGGACAAGATATTGAAAGTACCTTTGGCATTTACGAAGAGTAGTTTCATACGGTTCATGCTCAAACGGCGTACTTTGCGGCCCAACTTCTAACTGACAGCCAGTAAGATAGAATCTATTATTAGTAGAACTAAAAAAACTTTGTGTGCCAGCAGCCCTATTTGTTGTTCCAGTTGCCCAATCACTAGCTAATGTTGCACTTGTAAAATCACTACCAGCATGAAGATAAAAAGATAAACTAAACCCAGCGTCTGTTAGAGTGCCATCAAATTCAGAATCAGCAGTAGTGTCGGCCTGAAATGTCATTTCAAATCTTTGCCAAGAACTTGTGACAGTAAATGTCCTGTTGTTATGAATGTAACTTGAATGTTTATTGTTTAATAGCTGCACAACATATGTTTTAGTTGAATCTGCTTTTGCATAAAAAGAAAATGTTATTTGTTTAGCATCAGATGTTCCTGTTCCAGTTCTAGCACATGTACCAGCTTCTATATGTTGAGCAATTCCAAAAGATTCATTAGAAGCAATAGAAGTGTCTGCTGTTGTGCAAGAAAACTTTAAAGAATTAGTAAAACCAGAAGGTGCGTCTGTGCTTTGTTGCAGTGTAGCCCTACCAGCCGTATTAGCAGCAAACACTTTCCATCTATCTACATTTTTATAAGCCTCAGCATCACCAACAGCATACGATGTTACCTCTCGTTGGGCAACGCTCATATCTCCGTTGATCAGCATATTTCTTCCCACGCCAAGCTGTCCTACGCTAGGAAGATTGTCTGCAAGTTTACGTGCGTTGCTCATGTGTTCCTCCTAACCTAATAAAAATGCTTGTAAATTACAATGAGGGTAACCAGCATAAATATCTGCATTTACTCGATACTGAACATAATCATTTGCAGACATATTAATTATGTCGGCAGTTGTCACAGTGTGATCAGTAATACTACCTGCACCTAAAGAAGCAAAATCAGTTTGATACTCCGCAATAGAAGTTCCATTTTTTCTAGTTAGAATATTGTGAGTTGCAGTATTATTTATCCAAAGATAGAACTTACCTACAAAAAGATATTTTCCTGCAACAGGAACGGTTATTCTCCCATTTGAACTATTCCAAGTCATACCTCCAACGGATGTTTGCAAACCAAAAGAAGTAAACTCTTGAACACTACCGTGGTTCGTTACCCTAGAAGCATTGTTACCGTGTAATTCTATAAAAGGCTGATAAGGCTTTGTTACACGGCCTGAACCGTCTACTTTCATAACCTCGTTTGAACCAATAGCATATCTAAAATCTTCTGCCCTAAAACCCATTGGTTTTAATGCGCTACTAGCTGAGTTCTGTGCTTGTAGTGCTAGGTTTCCAGAACCTACTTCACTAATGTTATCACTAACTGAAAGTTTAGCATTGGTGCTATTAGTAACAAATAAATCACCAGTAACACTCAAATCACCTGTCATGGTATCGCCACTTGTGTTGACGTATCTCGTATCGGCCGCTGCTTGGTTGAGTGCATCACCAACGCTAAACGTATTATATGCAACAACTTCTATCTCATCACCTGCTGCTGCACCTGATGTAAGTGTTACTGCTGATCCGTTGCTTGTGTAGTCTACTGTTTCATCTAAGAGCAAGCCATTCATAAACACCTGCACAAATCCCTGAGTGTGGGATATAGTAAAGGCTGTCTGTCCTGCAGTAGCTGTGAACGTAGTACTGCTGTAGTTGCCAGAACCTATGAGGTTAGCTACATCTCTTGCTCTTGTCATTAGGGGGTGTTCTCCGCTAAGTGTTTAGCATATGCTGTTTTGATTGCGTCTGTGTGAAACTGTGTGGCTAATGCTTTTACATCATCACTCTCACCTGATACGTCTGCGTCTGGTGTTACAACATGACGTGAGAAGCTACGGCTTATTTCAACTCCGTCACGTTTAATAATTGTTGAGCTTCTAATATGAATTATTTTATAATCACCAACTATCTCTATTTTATCCTGAACTGTTTGTTCTGTTAGTGCCATGTTTAGCTCCTATGCGTCTGTCTTATAAGTAAATGTTCCAATTAGGTATTTGTTTGTTTGTGTACCTGACACACCAGTTCCGTTGTTTCCGTTTTCATAAAGTTGAAATCTATCAGTACTACCTGTACCATAAAACTGCTGGATGTTGCTAGTTAGATTATTATAAGTAGATACGCCCCCACCCCTAACTAATCCAGAGTGCTGACTTGATAGGTTGAACGGAAGACCTGTTACGTTAATATGTGCGTTATTACCAGTGCCAGTAAAGTACAGGTAAAAGTCAGTGTATACCATACCGCCAACTTTTATATAGTGACCTACTTGATATGTATATGCAGATATACTTGAAAACCCTGTATAAAAAGTAGGTGTCCAAGTTCCCTCTTCGTAATCGTCTAACTTATTACTAGCAGTAGTGCCGCCAAGGTAAACACCGCCAGAAAGGTAGAGGTCTTTGAAACGTGCTGCGCCAATACCTAAGTCAAGAGTATTATCATGTGCATTGTAAGGCTTAAAGTAAGTTGGTCCAAAGATAAGTCCTCTTTCAGCAGTTTGATTTTGTACAAGTGTTAAGTAATCATTGCTTTCTAAAGAAAAGAAATCGTTACCATCATAGTGAAGGTTGCCCCTGTCTGACCCTGCTATTTTAAAATCTATTCTATCGTCAGTGTCTGCTGTAATACCAGTATCTCCATCAGCATCTAACACAAGCTCTGTACCATTCATGTCTATGCCAGAGGTTGTTCCACTAAAGGTTACATTACCAGTAAACGTACCGCCTGAAGCAGGTACATAGTTACTGTCAGGTATATTAGTCTCAAACGATACAATGTTAATAACATCATTGAGGTTAGCTGCAGATGCCAGCGTGACTGTACCAGTGCCAGTTGTGGTGAAGTCACTATCATCCATGAGGATACCATTGACGTATACCTCTATCTGTCCAACAGTAAATGCTAATACCTTACCATCATCATCAGCACCAGTAAACGCTGTCTGACCCTGCGTAGCAGTATAATCAAACTTAGTTCTGCCAAATGATCTTATGTCTTTAGGTTCAGTGCCGATGTATGACATTGATATTCCTTACTCTTCGGAAGCTTTCTTCACAACCTTTAGTTCAAACGCTTGTGCTACCTGCTTGTCTTCACCAACAGCTAGTGCTACTGAGTTAGCATTGCAGTGTGCTACAAGAGCAGCAATGATCTCATCTTTAGCAATCCTAGCTCTGTTAGTCAAAGCATTGTCAGCCCAGTCCTGTGGTGAGGCTGCTGCATATTCAAGACACTTCAGTTCTGTGTCGGTTAATGTTACTTTAATCTCTGGCATATTATACTCCTATGGTTTTGTAGGCCATGTTACATCATCTAAACTGGTTGCGGTCTTTGTTATATCACGCAAGTCAGTTCTATATTTTTTCTGTGCATCCGTCATGGTCAGGTCACTTGATGCCCACCAGTCTACTTCTGCTAATCTTCTGTTACGTTCTTCACGTAGTAATCTCATGGGTTCTGCTGCTACAAGGGCATCCTTCTTAGCTTTGACTTTATCCCATGTTGTACCGAAGTGCGCTGGGTCTGAGCTTTCTATGGCAGAGCCATTAGAGTCTGCACCCATGACCTTGCGGAACATGTCCTCGAACTCAACTTTGTTTGTTGGCTCTCCACGTAACACCCATTCTGTTACGCCTAGTTCTGTTAATGCTGTTGCTATATCTGTCATTTGTTTATCCTATTATGATATTAAGTATACACTTAAAGAACTATATCTATCTGTGGCATTTGTATTTCTATGAATATTATGACTTGCACCAGATGTATTACGAAGTTGAAATGTATCATTAGCATTTAGTGGTATTGCTAATGATGCTGCTATACCTCTTGCATTATATCTATATGATCTAAATACTTCATTACCTTGAGATGGAGCTATTGAAAAATCTAAATTTGCTGCTGTCTGAATAAGAAGTTGATAGTTAATCTGATAAATTCCAGTTAAGGGAACTGTAAAAGTATATGTTGATGTGTTTAATGTTATTCCTCCCGAAGAAGAAATAACCCTTCTAAATTGCACAGGTGTTTGATTAGCATGTGCGTCATAGCCAGCACTAGAGCCATTATGTAAGTCAGCATAAAGATATGGTAAATTGGGTTTTTTAACTGCACCAGAACTCTGTATAGTTAATGCGCTAGTACCAGCCGTGTTTTGAATTTCATCAACTTTGAGAATAGAACTCATTGGACTATCTCCTAAGTAGCTTGTGGTGGGGCAACCCACTCAAAATAAATAACTGTGTCGTATTCGTTAGACGCACCTCTTACGTTCAAACCTGCAACAGACTGTGTGCCTACTTGAACTTTATCGTTAGCGTGAGTAAAATTAAAATACCTAATTCTATGAGCCGTATGGTAGGTTGTATCATTAGAAACAATTCCAATATGATCATATAGGTCACCACCAACAGCCGAACCGCCATTGGGAGTAAATAACATTCTTAAATCTATCCACCTTGCGTTATTGGATGAGTTCATATGTAACTCTAAAGTTACTTTGTAGACACCCAATTTAGTAGTAGTAAAGTTACCACCACTATGACTAAACTGAGTACCTACGTTTGGAAATCCAAAATGAGTAGAGTTCATCTTTGTCCAATTAGTCATATAAGTAAAACTACCAGTGCTGACAGCATGTGTAGCATTATTATAAAAGCCAGTAATGTTATTATTATCTGGTAAATCTACCCCATTGCCAGAAGTCTTTTCGTTTATGGTGTCTACCTTTAGTATGCTCATTGTGCTATCTCCTCAACGGTAAACCAAGAACGAGTTCGATTATTTGCCCCGATATAGTTGTTGAAATATACGTTTCCACTACCACCTGCTCTGGCGAAAAATATTGCATATGTTACAGCACTTGTTGTGTTAGGTGAGTCAACGTGCATTAGTGTTGGATTACTGGATTGGTGAGCTTGACCGCTTGCATGTGCATATCCAACTACATTATCCAACCAAGCAATGGAAGAACCATTTTTATATAATTGAATAGACGCACCTGCCCCTACAGTATTGGCATAAAATCCGTTAAACCCTACAGTACATTTAATTTTACTAGCTGTAGACTTTGGAGTAATTGTTAAAGTAAAACCAGTTGCAACAAGACTTGTTGAGCCAGTACCAGTATAAGCAGTTATTTCCTGAGTTAAGACTTGGACTATATGATTAGGTGCATACAAGGTCTGATCATTAGACAAAATAACTTTGTTGGCATTACCGCCACTACTAAGACCTTTTAGGTTTTCTACGTGTAAAGTACTCATATGATTGTCAAGTTTCCATTAACTGTAAGCGTCACACTAGACGCTATTGTTAGAGGTCCATTACAACTAGCATTCTGTGAGCTAGGTATTGTTGTGTCTGTACCCATGTTCTGCTCATTAGTTTGAAACAAAGCAGTCTTCATAGTATTTTGTGTTGTGTCATATATTGGCGCTCTGATACTAGCTGCAAATGTGCCACCGCCTGAGAGTGTAGGCGCATCTGCCACGCTAAATATGTTGTGAGATATAATAGTTATCTCATCATCTAGTGCAGCAGCAGTGCCTAACACCACTGTAGTTCCTGTGGTAGCTGTGTAGTCAGCAGGTTGTAACAGTATTCCGTTTTGATATACGTCTACGTTTCCAAGAGAGTATACAGCATTAAATGTGGTTTGTCCAGCAGTAGCTGTATATGTATGCGCTCTTCTTGTACCTTCAGTTAGTGTCTGTCCTATGTATGCCATACGTTTATCCTATCAAATAACCAAACCAACGACAGTTACCAAAAGACCCTGCGCTATCTCCTGAGTATCTTAGAGTGTTGTTATTTGGTCTTGCTCTAACATCAACATAATCATTGGCGTTAATATCTAAAATAACAGCATTAGTTGCTAAATTATATTTACTACTATGTCCCCAAAAGTCTGCGCCTGTTTTTTGCGATCCGTTAACATAAAAGTCACCTATATAAGACCATGTTGAGCTAGTCCAACTACTGTCAGAGTGAAATTCTAAATGTAAGTGCATATAATATTTACCAGAGACGGGCGCTGTAAATCTATAATTTGATGTGTTAAAGTTGCTACCCGTATCAAATATTTCGCTATTCCAAGGTAATGTGCTTACTGATGTTCCTGTTAACGTAGGCGCTGAAGTCATTATAACCATAAAAGATGGCTGATTAGGTTTTGTTACAGAACCATCAGCATTAATTACCATGTTTAAGGTATTGTTTGTTGCAAACTGCATGGGTGCATTTTCATACAGCCAGTGATAAACACGGTTGCCAGACTCCATAGCTACAGCATAACCATCACTGTTAGTAGCTCCACTTTCATTTGTAGTCATTTGAATACGAGCTTGAGAACTTGCTGTTGCTTTGTGAATTTGCAGATCATGTACAGGATTTGTGGTTCCTAGTCCTAATTTTCCTGTATCTGTTAGTCTCATTTTTTCTGAACCATCTAGGTCAAAAGTCATAACACTATCATTATCATCGTTATCAGCATCAGCTTTAAAACTGATCTCGTTGCCATCTACTCGCATAGCAAACTCAGAACCAGTAGCAGAGGATACATTTAATATATCACCACTAGCACCACTAATGGATAATCCACTGTCTTTTAGTGTAGCTAAATCTTTAGACTTACCCATTAGGTAATCTCCAATATACTCATCATTACGTCACAAGAGGAGGCTGCACTCGATGTCACTTTAATGCTATCGCCTGTTTGTAAAACGACCTTCTGATCACCTCCAACGACAACAAGTGAGCCTCCACTAGGTACGGTAGCTTGTTTAACCAAGAATGTATCGTTAGACCCATCGTTGTGTGTTACGTCAACTGTGATAGCTGCAGTGGTTCTGTTAGCACAAGACAAACCAATAACGGTTGTAGCTGTGCTGCCACCCACTGTGTAGCTTCCCACCGTAACTGCTGATGTGCCTATGCTACGTGAAGTCTTTCTAAGAAATGTATTTGCCATAATGTTATCCCAAAGCTATCGCTAGTGCAACAGCAGAACCTGCTGGGTCAAAGGCTGTGGATGCAGCGACACGTGCATCTGCTCTAGCGTTGGTGAAGTATAAGTTGGAAGATCCTTCTGATATATCATCTGTGTCGTGATTACCAAAGGAGATGACTGATGCTAAGTCGTGATCGTTAGATGCTGGGTCAAGGTGAGCAGCAGCACCAGCAGGTAAAGTTATGAATACAAATTTAGTACCTGCTGAAAAGTTTGTTGCTGATCCACCGTTTGAGCTAGATAGTACTGTAGTTCTTGTAAGAGTATTAGTACCACTGTATGTACCTAGTCCAACTTCCCATTCATCTGTGCCATTAGCTGTATGCACAATGGCGTAGTAAGTCGTGTCATTCGTAGACATGACTGATGCGAATGTATCAAAGGTTGCACTTGCGCCACCAAGAGTTAAATTACCTGTTCCTGTAGTTGTAGTCGTTTCACGTACACGATCTCTTAGTATCAGTGCCATTAGTTTACCTTTACGTTATTCGTATAACTGCGTTGGATGCAT